ACTTCGCCTTGAGCTAACATAGAAACATGCTCAGATATATGTGCTTGTAAAGCAGCATACACTTGTGGATTAATTTGAACCATTCTTGTAGACATAAAAGCTCTATGAGCTGCTATATGTGCTTTATGGTCTTGAGTTGGAAAAGCTCTTAATGGTTTTTGCATAATTGCTTCCATATTTTCTGTTGCTGGGTCTTTTGGCACTGGTCTTTCTTGAGGTATAAGCAATTGATCGATATCTTGAGTACCTAAAGCTTCATATACTCTACGATATGCCTCTCTTAAGTTGTGCATCATAGGATTTGACATAGCAATCTTTAAATTTTCGTTAGCAAGTGTAACTCTTTGAGCCATACTCATAATATTTGGGTCGGCAACTGGTATTACATCTACTCTATCATCGAAATCTGTCTGTTTTACTGCTTGATCGGCACCATATACTGAATATGGGTAGATTGGAGGTAGAT